CTCCTCAAAGATTTTCTTTTGCTGGTAATACCAGTTTTGCCAACCTTTTACCTGCTCTACTAATTGGTAGTAGGTTCCGTAGTTTTCAACAACGGTACTGAGTAATTCACTGGCTTTAACTTCTGTGGTGGTTCCAGCAGCACTTGAGGGGCTTGTGGGAACTTCACCTTGACTGGCACTGTTGTGGAGCAAGATTGTAGAACCAGTAAGCTTACACTCACTGTCAAGGTCTTGAGCCACGTATTTGGTAATATATTCAATATCCGCATTGGTTATTTCTTTAACTACTTTTATTTTAGTCAAAACTTTAGTTTCGATTTTTGTATTGGCTTCAGCAGATTTTTGTTCTGCTATAGCCACCTTTTGTTGCATCTCATCTACACGAGCTTGCCACTTGTGCTCAGTTTCTAAGCCACCTATGTAAAAACATACAAAGCATGCTACTGCAAGTGCCATAAGCTGTATGCTACGTATATTTAAAATGCTGGCGCCAATTGCTAAAACGCCACTGGTGACAAAGATTGCATAGAATACCCAATCTGGTAACCAGTTAATTAACCACATAAGATTTCCTTGATACGCTCATAGTGTTCTATGCGATCTTCTAAGCCCAAATAACCTCCGTTAATACGTTTAGTCATGGTTTTGATATCGCCTGAATCCGCTAAAGTGTTAAGGTCGTTGGTTTCCCAGAACCAGCAAGCCGACTGTACAGCACCTTCAAAAGTTGCTAAATAATCAGGTAACTGATCTATATCACACTCAATTGAATCAGCAAACTGCTGGTAATTATCACGCCCTGTTAACTGAATTAATCCACGACCACAGTAACGCCAACCATCTCCTGACTCTTCCGAACCATTGCCCATACGGTTAGCATACACGCGGTTGGCAATCTTTTCAGGTTGTTTAGCGTACTGCTCGGCTAGCTCTGGTGTAGGAAAATACTTTGGGAATGTTTTTTGTAAACTGGTGGCTTTGTAGTTTAAGTTTTCACGAATTGCCTGAAATTGGCCTGACTCGTGCGCGCACTGTGCAAGAAACGCAGCGACACGTTCCGGTGTGTCGATTCCATAGTCTGGTAGTAGCTGTGTGAGGGCTTGGTGCCATTGTGGAACACAGCCATTACCGGGTAAGATTTGATGTAATTGTTCCAGTGTTAACATAATTAAGTGCTTTCAGTTACTAGTGTACGAGTAGTATGTACTTCACCTGTTGTTTCATCTAACCAAGATTCACATAACCACAAATTTTCGTTTTCGTCACGGTCGAATACTTCGCCAGTTTTAATCATTATGCTGACCCCTTTATCATAATAAAGTTCAATGTTGCACCCGAACCCGCTGTTTTAACTCTGATTCTAGCAAAACGGCCTAGTTGATCTACAACAGTTAACAAGTTATTGGTGTTTGCTGCAGTTGTAATATCTGCACCCACTTGAACCCAGTTAGTGTTATCTGGAGATATTTCTAAGACCAGTACTGGAGCCGTTGTTGTTACAGCACCCATTGAAACCATTACTGCTAATGCTCGGCATCCGTCAATAAAGAAAGTTCCAGCAGTTACAGAACTTATAGTGTTAATTACTAATGCACGGTCAAAAAATTGACGTTGTAGTGGTGCTACTGCATGACTTTGTAATCGGTTTAGGGAACGTGTAAATGACGCACTAGTGCCTGTAATTGTTGGATTTAAACGTACACGGTGTCCTGTTAGTGTAATTAATGGACTGCGATATTGTCCTGTGGCAGTAATACGCGGAAAGTGGTAAACGTCATACCAGTTTGTTCCTGTATCATCAGACTCTTGTAATACATAATCAAGTGTTGGTGTTGTGCCTGACACACCAGTAACAATAATGTTAAACTCTTGTGAAACTGCACCAGATGTAGGAGTAATTGTAGCACCATTTGCTGTTGTGGTAATTGTACCGCTGGCAGCATCTGCAACAATTGCATTAAGTGCTAGCGATGCACCGCTTACTGTAGTAACTGTAGTTATAGTACTAATATTACCGCCGTTAGGTGTAACAGGAACACCACTAAAAGCGTCGGACTTGTTTAGTATTTCAACACGTTCACGTAAGTACTGGTTAATACGTGCATAAGAAATGCGAATATCGCTACGACGAATTACGGCACCACCGCAATTTGTTGTTGTAAATGCAGTTGGTAGTATGGTACCGCCAATGGGAATAAGTGTTATGGTAGTTGTAGCAATGTTTGCTACTTTGTAAACACCGTCAACACCTAAATCAGCACCAGCAGTAGCCTCGCGGCAACCGTATACGTTTACATAATCGCCAACTGAAACACCAACAGTAGCAGAACTAGATACTAGTGTAAGTTCAGTTGCAGTAACAGCGGCACTTTGTACAGCAGCACCAGCACCAGCACCTGAAAAACCAGCTGGCAAGTTACCACCTTGAGCACGAGCAACAAAACCACCATAACTTGTTACAGTTGCACTTGTACCACCGTACACAAGTGTAAAAGTTGTTGATGTTGGTACGGACGCAACTTGAACTGCTGTTGTAATTGGAATAAAATCAGTACCATTACGAATACCAGTAATATAAACAAAATCATTAACAGTTAAATTATGCGCACTAGCTGTTGTTATTGTTGCGGTTGTTGTACCTGCTTTTGCAGCAGACACAATTTTAGCTGTGGGTACTGTTAATCCTTTATTGTTGGTAACACGAACACGCAATTTGTATGTTTTTGTTGGCGAAGGTACAACTGTGGTACGGTTAATTCTTGCTGATGGTTGGTTGGTGGTATCTACCGCAGCATCATAAAAGTTTACGCGATCAGGCTGTAGTAAAAATCTATATTCATTGGTTGGAACGTATGCATAAGTATAAGAAGCAGCAACAAGAGCAACAGAAGCTGTTGAGCCTATAGTTACTGAGTGGTTACCACTAATAGTACCAGAGGCATATACATCACCACTATCAGCACGCACATAAAATGATGCGTTAGTTGCTGAAGTATTTTCAAAAATCTCTGAAATACCCTCTACAGCATATCCTAAAGCTGGTCGTACATATAAAAAACCTTGTGTGCTATAAGGACCCACAGTTAGTGATGTTACTGTACCACCAGGACCCGCAGTTGCGTATACTTGAGTAGTAGACACCACAGCCGAAACCACCAGTGAAGGATAGTTCATACGACTATCTGAAGTTACGCCATAAACACCAATACGTTGACCCACAGATAAATTATGTGGGTTAACAGTATTAATATAAAGTGTAGTTCCATTTGAACCAATAGAAGACAGTGCAAGATCTGCAACTGTACTAAGCGGGGTGTCTGTGCTGATTAACTCAATGGCAGTTTCTTGACCTAAAACACGTTGTGATATACCCAGACCAACTGCAGTTTCCAGTGGTCCTGAGAATGCAGCTTGTGTTACTACGGTAGATTCCGAACCAGATGTTAATGGATCTTTTGAAATTACTAAGTAACTAGCGGCTGCTGCATTACCATCAAGTTGAACAATATCACCAGTACCCACGGACTGAGTCCAAGTACCGGCGGTATCATAAGTTTTAAACGACTCGCTAAATTGAGTTTGCGTATTTTGGGGTGCTACTGTTACACCATTTTGTGAAATTAAACTCATTAAGATACCTCTACTGCAGAAATTACAACATCCAGTGAACTAGCCAAACTACTTTGTACACTTATTGCATTGCTTTGTGCTACTACCAGTTTACCAGTACTACCAACAACGTCTAGTGCATTACCGGCTGGAATTGTAGCATTTCTAATAAGATAACCAGTTGTAGCACCTACAGTCATTGTTACGCTAACAGTAACTGGTTGCGTAGTGGTATTGGCAATATTTAGACCAATTACTGTGGATTGAACACCTGTTGTTGTCGGATTATAAACTTGGGTTAGGCTAGTACCAATCCCGGTTGTAATTGAATTTTTATAATTTATTGCCATAATATTATCTTGTTAATGAAAGGGCCAAGGCTACTTGGGTTATGTCAGTTTTTGCGCTTGAGGGTCCAAAAGAAACTTGAACAGTGGTAAACACACCTGTTGTAGGCGTTGTTGCACCAATAGTAGTAGCATTAATTGTGCCACCAGTTATTGTTGCTGAGTTAGCGGCTTGTGATGCAATTGTACCTAGTGTTGGTTTATTTGTTAAATCAGTATAACTACCTGTGGTAGCTACAGTGGCCAGGCTACTAGTATTTGCTTTTAGTGCTAGTGCAGTTGTAATTGTAGTGGCAAAACTAGCATCATTGTTTAATGCAGTAGCAAGTTCATTTAGTGTATCCAGTGCAGCAGGTGCCGAATTTATTAAACCAGCAATTGCTGTGCCAACATAAGCTTCTGTTGCATAACCAGTTAAACTGGGAATGGTTGGTTTACCAATTAAATCATTATAACTACCACTAGCAGCTACTGTGGATAATGTTGGTTTGTTAATTAAATCAGTATAACTACCACTACTAGCTGCAGCTGCTAGTGTTGGCTTGTTTATTAAATCCGTATAACTGCCACTGCCAGCCACTGTGGCTAGTGTTGGTTTATTGGTTAAGTTATTATAATCAGTAGTACCAGCAGCACCTGTTGCACCTGTTGCACCTGTTGCACCTGTTGCACCTGTTGCACCTGTTGCACCCTGCAAACCTTGTGGACCTTGAGCACCTTGAGCACCTGTTAAACCCTGTAAACCTTGAGGACCGGTGTCACCTTTGGGCAACACAAAGTTTAGTACAGCTGCACTCTGAGTTCCGGTATTGGTTACTTGGGGGGTACTACCACTAGTAACACTGCCAACACTAACAGTTGCGTATGCTGGACCAACAACACCTTGAATACCCTGTGGACCCTGTATGCCTTGTATGCCTTGTATGCCCTGTGGGCCTTGGGCTGCTGAAGTTAAATAATATGCTGGCATATTTTTCCTTTATATTTAGTTTTTAAAGGTTGGTAAAGTTGCTGTCTTAACCAAACCAGCCGGTTATCACAATATTGTTGATAACTAGAAAAATGCAAAAAATGCACTAGAAAGGTTTCCGGTAAACAAATAAGATATTGTTGTAGATCCTAGTGGCGATATTGTTAGTTTTCTTATATTATATGTGTCAACTGAGTAATTTCCTACTATGATATTAGCAGAAGCAGGAGTTATAGAACTTGTGTTTCCAACATAATAATTCTTATTAGTTTTAAGAATAGGCTGTATACCACTATCAACTGCTGGAGTTATTATTAATTCATTAGATGTAAGCGTTGTACCTCCTGAACTTCCAGGTAATACACTATACTTTGAAATAATATCGTCAACAGTCAATGTAATTTCTTTAGTATTATTAAGTACAATATTACATACATTATTAGATAATTGTACTATAGTTTTAATTATTGCATTGTCATTTAATGTAATAGTTGGAGTATTATTAATTATCAATTTATTTATATTTATATAATTTGATAAAACTAAGCTTCCTCCTGTAGCAGACACTGTACCATATACATTTGTGGTACTGCCTAGCGGGCCCCCAGAAAAAGTACAACTACTGTTACTATAAAATATTACATTAAAAGTTCCATAAGTAGTGTCTACTGTACCATTACATATAAAACTATTGCCAACATTTATATCACCATAAGATGATAAATATGAACTTAGTGTTGCATTACTAGTAATAGTTAAGCTCATAGGCTTACCACCAGCATATCCATATTTTACCGTGTCGTAAATAGTTACGTTAGAGTTATTACAAGCATAATCATAAAAACCACCAGCACCATATACCTTTATAGTAGCGCTACCAGCTTCATGTAGTCCTGGTTTTGTATATCCATAATAAATATTAAAACTTGGATTTGTGGTAGTAACAATATTAACTATTCCATTACTTGCACGATTTAAAGTTCCATTTAGTGTGTATGTTCCAGCATAGCCAGTACCCGTTCCAAATGATGTTATTGTGCCAGTTCCAGATAATGTTAAAAGTGTAATTACGCGTCCAATCGGGTTAGTTTGACCTGGAGTATTAGACAAGGATGAAATAATAGTGCCATAGTTACCATATATTTTAGTAAAAGTTAATACTCCACTACTTACAGATCCTACTACTAAATCGCTGCTCGTACTGCTTTGGTTAATGTAATACTTTCCAACACCGCCAGTACCGCCCCCACTAGCTGTAGGAATTAATTCACTTACATAATATAAAACTGAAGGTTGAGATGAAAGAATGAATTTACTATTTATAGTTAAGGCAGTACCAGTCAAAGATGAAACATCTATAATTGTGCTGAAATCAACAAGAGTACTTCCAACTACAGTAATTATATTTTGAGCACCCCCACCCTCATTATTTAAAATTTGATATTTTCCATTACCCCCCGTACCACCTCCATTACTTGTATCAACTAATGCAACTATTTGATATACAATTTGATCTGGATCACCATAAAGTGTAATATTTGTGCCAACACTAATAGTACTTGGTGTTGATGTAATTGACACTAATTGACGAGGAAATGTTGCTGTCAGTGTGCCAGTTACTAGTGTATTTTCAGCCGGCACTACGCTAACAGCACCTGTTGTACTATTATAGTTACTAATAGTATATCTTTGTTGTTGTGCCAAATATGCATTTACTAAAGCACCTATGGCCAAAGTTCCGCTTGAGTTTATTTTACTAGTAACAGTTAATGTATTGCTTGTTACAGATCCAAGTACATCATTATTTAACCCATAGTCAGTTGGTCCAATAAATTGTGCTGAATATGCACCGATTAATATTGTATGACCATTATGGTAGGTCACGTCTAATATATTATAATATCCAGTGTATTTTATATAATCTTGACTATTATTAGGACTAGCTCTGTCAACAAATATATTAAATGCATCAAGTATACTGCTAGGCGTATAATAATTAGTAACTGTTCTACTATATGTGCTATTTGCTCCTACAGCAACTAAACGTATTGTACCAGAATCAGTATTTTGAGATGATATATTCTTTGTTGTACCTGCAATAGATACTACTGCAGTATCAGCTGCACCACCCTCGTTTGTAACATAAATAGTATCGCGATCGTCATGCCAAATGGTCGATCCAGCAACAGAATATAATGAACCTACTGAAAAATCAGAACCAGTACCACTACCTAAAACAAGATCACCATTAACAGTTAATCTTCCAGTTGTTACTGTAGAGGTTCCGGTGCTATAGTAGTAACTACCAGTATCAAATATTATATTAAATACCGATCCAGTTGATCCACCAGTAAAGTTTTTACGGGCTGCATTAGTTCCGCCTCTAAGATACAAGGTTATAACTGATGGTATATTACTTGTAGCGGTTGTAAAAAAATTGGTAAGTGAACTGCTATCAATATAGTCACCATATACATAAATAGAACCAGCACTGGCTACAAAAGGTATCCCACTAAAACTTCCAAGATCTAGTGATCTTGTAGTTAATGATGCTAAACCTACAGGAGAAGAACCAGAAAATTTATAATTTACTTTGCCAGTAGTATCTGTTGGCCCAAGACTGGTAGTACCTGTCCACGTAAACTCAATACCCCAATTTCCACTACCATTTACAACTAAAGTTGCTGGCATAGGGTTAGTAGTACTTCTACCATTTACTTGAAATTGATAGTATGAAGTTTCTGCATCATTGGCTGTATAGTATTGAAGGCCTGCAGCCGTTGAGATATAATATCTATTATTATTAGATAAATCTACAAAAACTTCGTTTTCTATAACAAGAGTATACTGTCCGGCGGCCCACTTATAAATGAGAGCACTATTGTAGCCTGTTTCAACTGCTGCAACTACATATCTTTTATTAGTAATACCCGTTAGTGGAAAATCATTAATACTATTATAATTTTGTAATGCAGGAAAACTATTAAACGTAGCATAAGTACTAAATGTGCGAACTCCAACGGAAGGTGTGCCAATTGTACAACCAGAACTAAAACTAATTGTTGTACATACTATACGTGTATCAGCATGTAAAAGATTTGTTATCGAAGTTCCACTTAAAGTTAATGCTGTGCCTACAGTTAAAGTACTATTAACATTAGTAAAATTTATTGTACCATTATGACCAAAAGTAGTAGACGATTCAAACGTGCCACCAGCCATATTTATAATACCGCCAGAATTTAAAGTAACATTAGTTGTTGTAGATGTTGTAGTTGTGCTAATAGAACAACCAGTATATAAATTTATAACACCGGTTGAATTTATAGTAAGAGCATTAGCTGAAAAAATACCAACTTGTCCATTTTGGCCAACGTTTAAGTTTAGTGTTCCAGCAAGCGTTGCTGAACCAACAAATGATACATAAGCGTTAATGTTTATTATTCCTGCACTAGTAGCATTAGTACTAGTAAATGAACTACTAAAACTGCTATAACCATTAAAAGTAACAGTACCACCAGTTGATGAAAAAGTAGTCCAAGAATACGAAGTTCCACCGGTATTATTAAAATTTAATGTGCCATTTCCAATTGCAAGCGCAGTAAAACTACCACCAGCTCCATTCATATTCACTGTACCGGTATTAGTAGTAGCTACTGTAAAAGTAGTACCACTAATATTTCCTGACACATTAACTATTCCGGTGCCAAGATTGAATATTAAAGCTGATGCTAATGTAAAATTACCAGATACATTATAAGTACTATTGCCTGTAAATGTTAAAGCTCCTGCTGTAGAGTTACCAAGTGAAATAGTTCGTGTTGTAGCACTTATACCATCAGCAAATGTAGTAACGTTACTAGATGTACCGCTCCAAGTACCGTGAGTACTTTGTAGTATTAAATTTCCACAGATTGTTTTTACCGAATTAGCAAGAACTGCAGATCCAGCACCAGACAAATTTACGTCGTAAACAGTGCCAGTTATAGTGTAAATCGAAGCAACACTATCAATACCATAAACACTAACTGCATTACTTGCAGTAAATCCAGTTAGTGTTACGGTTTTAGTTACTGCACCACCACCACCAATAACAAATTTTGGGTATCCAGTAGTTGTAAATCCTGTTGCAGCAAGGTTAATTACGGTTGCTGCACTTGAAGATGTTAAATTAATTACGCTACTAGTTGCAAATAAGATTCCACGAGTAGCTGTGCCAGTAGACACAAAAAGACCACAATTTAAATTATAATTATTTAAATCTAAAGTTCCGTTTGTAAGTGTAAAAGTTTTTCCCGAAGCAATTGCAAAGTTACTAGCTAACTTAAAGGTATTAGTACCAGAACCGGTTAAAGTAACTGCGCATGCTAAGGTGACGCCATTAATATCAAAATTAGTAGTAGCGGCGGTACCGCTAAATGCAATTGTACCAGTGTGAGACCAAACTGTTCCGGATGGTAGTGTAATACCACTAGCAATTGTTAATGTAGCCGAAGTTCCAGTAAATGTACTTGCTCCTGTAGCTTGAAGAACAGAACAAGTTGCTGCTGTTGTGCCAAAGCCCACAGTAACACCTGGAGGTATTTGTACGATGTCACTTGCTGTTGGAACCCCACCTGTATCAGTACCGGTATGACTACTAGTTGACCAATTAGCTGCTGTTGCCCACGTACTGCTTGTTACACTTGATTTCCAATATTTTGTTGGAGTTAATAATGCCATTATCTAATACCAGTTATTATAAAAATTAAACTTCGGTGCCTGTTGCAATAACATCCCAGCGGGGGCTTGGCGATGCAATAGTTCCAGTTCCTATTGAGTTATATACGCAACCTATATACGTTGTTTTAGTTGCAGCAACTGTAATAGGAAGTGTAGTTCCAACAGCCCTAAATGCCCCACTAGAGCCTGTTGTTAAAGTCACCGTTCTAGCAGAAGAATCTGCTGTTATCCTAAACAACAGTTTATCACCGTTTAGGGGTGTTCCTGAGGGTGCGTTAATAGTAAGATCAGTTGTTTGCGATATAGCGCAATATTGATCGTATGCTGATATATCAGGAGTTAGTGGACTAGCAATAGTTGTTGCCGGTGATACAGGCGTATAAACACGTGGGCCAATACGTTTGTTTGTTAGCGTTTCTGTGCCAGCTAGCGTAGAAAGAATGCCGGTTGTTGGTAGTGTTACTGCTGTTGTAGCAGTTGTTGTTAGCGTTAAAGCAAACGCACCTGTTGTTGTTAAGCTACTAGCAAGGGTTAATGCAGGTTTATTGGTTAAGTCTGTATAAGAACCTGAAAATAACGTAGGTTTATTGGTTAAGTCTGTATAAGAACCTGAAAATAATGTAGGCTTATTTAGTATAGCACCTAGACCACTTGTTGCATTCCAGTCTGATTGAATTTGAGTACTTTTTACAACTAAATTACTGTCAGCAATGCCGCCGTTATACCAGTACTCTGTAGTATTAGTAGTACCAATTCCTACTGTAAGACCTATATAGCGGTTTCCAGCATTAGCTGTTGCAGCATTAGCTGTTGCAGTATCCGCATAAGGACCATATCTTGCATCTGCCGGTTTTGGGGCTTGTACGGATAAATTATCGTTTAATGTAATTGACATAATTTACCTTAACTGAAAGAAATAGAGCCAGTAGTTGTCGTTGCATAACCGCTGATATAAATCTTAAAGTTTACTGCGGACCAGTAACCTTGTTGTGATGTTACACTTTGGGTTACTGGGGCTAGTATAAATTGACCAGTACCAATTGAACCATTATTTAGTGGAGTGTTATACCAAGCTATTTTGTCTGCATAACTTGCAGCAGTTGCAAACCAAACATATTGATTACTTGCATTAAACGTAATTGTAATTGAACCTGATCCATCAGATACAACTTTATTGGCTGTTCCACCACTGATTGCACTAGCAACGGTAGCTGCTGTAGGCTGTGTAGACGACACACCCCAATAGTATGGATAAATACCAGTAACACTTAAACTACTTGAAACAAGAGTTGATCCTGCTTGTGGAGCACTAGTAGATCTAACTGCAGCAGTTGTTGTATCTGTTGCACCTTTATTATTTTTCTTTGCTAAACCTGCAGTATAGGTCCCTTCTGCTGTCCAGCTTGTTGTTCCGGGAAGAACTGTAAAAGAATCCGTATAGTTTTGACTATACGAGTAGTTTGGATTGTTTGGGTCTGCATAACCAAACTGTGCGGCAATATCTGTAATTTGTGTTACAGTAAAACTAGAGCTAGATGCAGGGTTAATAGAGAAGCCGGCTCGTTTGAAGATTAAAGACGAATAGGCGCCAGCATCATTTTTATAGTGCGTTTGGTTTAATACTTGAGAAATTGTTGATCCAATTTCTTTGATTCCTGCTTGAGTTCCTGTAAATGTAACTGTTGGAATGGTATATGTTGGTAACACGGTAGGAAATAGCAAGTCGTCAAGAACCGACACAATACTTTTAGCTTTTAACGTTGCAGCAGTTGTTCCTGCTGCAATACCACCAACTGTTGTGGGTACAGTCAAACTATCTGATATTCCACTATTATATATTGTTGAAAATTGATTTGAACTAATTGCAATGCCAGCATTTGTTCCTGCTGTTAAAGTAGGATTTTCAAGCATACCAATTGTAGTACCATCAGATTTTTTATAGTATAATATACCATCAGCATAGTTTAGTGCTAATTCACCAAAGTCCAAGTCTGTTATTGTTGGTACACGTGCAGCAACAGAAGATTTTTTAAGAATAACTTGTTGTGCCATTTAGGCTCCTAATAAGGGTAACCCCACTATAGAGCAGGGTTTAAATTTAATATGTTCCGCCGTCAACTTTACTAATAGTAACTGTAGCAGTTACGTTGGCACTACCATCCACACTTAGTGAAGCAGTGGCATCACCACTTAAACTTAGTGTACGTGCAGTTTCCCAAGCACTAGCAGTTGTGGCGTTACCATATACTGTTGTAACTGTTAAAGCTTTGTTTAAATTCCAACGATCATCCACAGAGCTATATGTTAGTGTAGCCGGTACAGTTGGACCATTAACTGTTAAACCAGCACCATTAGCAGCAGTGGCATTTGTGGCGTCTTTGGCTAATACTAAGTTTACATCACTAACAGCTACCGCAGTTGAATTAATAGTAGTAGTTGTACCTTGTACTGTTAAGTTACCAGTAATTGTCGCGTCACCAGCAATACTAATATTAGTACTGGTAATATCGTTACTGGTTAGTGTACCAGTAACGGTTAGGTCATTGAAGGTAACATTATCAGTAATGCCAACACTTTGACCAATTGACAGTGTTACGACGTAACCACTAACTGCGGTAGTTACACCGGTGCCGCCAGTAAATGTTAGTGTATTTGTACCAAGTGTAACTGAGCCAGTACCTGTACCACCAGCAATTCCTAGTGTACTAGAAATTTGTGCGGTTGTTACTGCTGTAACTAAACCTTTGCTGTTTACTGTTATAACAGGAATTAATGCTGAGCTTCCGTAAACAGTACCGCTAGTAGCTGCATTACTGTTAACTGTAGCCAGTGTTAGCGCAGCACTTACGTTTTGGCTGCCGTCCACACTTAGTGAAGCAGTAGCATCACCGGTTAAACTTAATGTGCGTGCAGTTTTCCAACTTAGCGCAGTATCTACTGTACCAGATAGTGAGCCTACAAATGAACTTGCAGTAATTGTATTAGCACTAAAATTACCGCTTGCATCGCGTTTTACTAGTGTAGACACAGTATTTGTGTTAGTAGCTGCTGTGATTTGATCAGTAAAATATTTACCACCAATTACTACGTGGTTTACTGCATTTCCACCAATTTCATTACCACTACCGATATATAATCGATCGCCACCATTTGACCCGTTATCTGCTAGTGCTGAGTAAGCTAGTTCGCCAGCACCTAAAACCGTGGGATTACCGGATGTTTCAGATCTTTTTATCTTTATACTAGATGCCATTATAGGGCTCCTTTAATATTGGCCACACTCAATGGCTTGTTTTGCTAGGTTTTTAGTAGCTACCCAAACACCGTTGACTTCGTCATAAACCAACAAAGATCCGTCACCATAATTGATTAAACTAACATCATTTAATTGTGCTAATGTTTGAGCGGAACCTGCACCTGGAGGTCCTTGTGGGCCTTGTGCACCTGAAATAATAGGTTCATGTTGGGTAGTACTATAAGTAACTATATTTGTATCGGTACTAACAACAGCATATACTTTTGTAAAGTCTAGAACCGAGGTATCACTCATCTTGTTACCTCTTTTACTAGTGTTATAGTACCTTCGCAAAAAGGTGTTACTTGACCACCACTAGAAATTAATTCTAAGCTATAAACAGCTGTAGAAAACGTAAACTGTGCTGTTACGTCAGCAGGTATTACAAGAGTAATAGTTTTAGTAACATTACTAATATTAATGTATGCATTTTCAGTGGTTAGTTCTAAAATTACAGTATCGGACGTTAGTTTTTCACGAATTTGCATACGTGCAGTAAAACCAGTTAGATTAATAGGTGTATTATACTCTATAATACCACCGCTTACATAAGGTTTAAAACCTAAACTATTAACTTCATTGATTGTAACTGTATTTGTGGTAACACTAGTAGCTGAATAATAAGTATCCGCACTGTTGAGTTCAGTCATGCCCAAAATATTAGTAAATTTTACACGCCACTCTGGTGTTATATTATGGTTGGGTGCAGTTACTACTAGTGGTGCACTATTACTAATGCCTGTTATTGGAATGTAGGTTTTTAAAGAAGATTCCCAGCGCAGTACTTCATTAAATGTACTACCCTGGTATATTTTAAAATTAATTTTTGCTGGAGTAGACATTAAATACCCTTTGCTTGTATATATGTATGAAGTGTAGCTATTTCATTTGTTAAGCTAACAATTTCAGTATGTAATCGTTGATTTTCTTCAGTAAGAATACGTAATTGTTTATTTAAACGAATCATTTCTTCTTGTAGTTTTCCGAGTTCAACTGATAAATGTGTGTTTTGCTCAGCCATGCGCTCTAATTCATTACGCATTAAACTTATAACTGAAGACTCAGCATTATTTAGTTGCCAAGACCCTAAAAATTTTTGTATAGCATATGCAAATGCCAATAAGCCGCCGCCCGCCATAGCAACTAACTGTGTTAACTCTAAAGGACTCATTATGGTAATCTCCCTGAAATTAGTTGTTATCGTAAAACAACTACTGTAAATTTGGTAATAAATATTTATCTACCTATTAGTTTGGTTCTATTATACCACAACAGTTATAAAAGGTCAACACAAAAAAATACCCACCCCTTTTGTGGGCGGGTATTTTTTAAATTTCTTCGATTTCTATTTTTGAGGAGTATATTGAAAACATCGGATGCGTTAAATCCGGTACTTGTGTTAGCTTTCCGTATATTTGAAAAGTTTGTTCTTTGTCGTAATCTTCACTAGCATCTGGAAATAAACTAATTAATAATCCTTTATTAATACCATTAGCTTTGATGATTTTAGTAAATACTGCGCGATCAGTGGGTGTTAACCAAGTTAAATCAAAACTCATTGTGTTGTACTGAATACCACGATTTGTTACCAAATCTCCTGACTCAGTACGTGAGTTAGTGCTTAGTGATTTGGGTGCGCTTACCAACCCAAAACTAGTGTTATAAGTTGGTGACCAGTAATCACCTATTACTAATCGCGATGCCTCTACATATCCTGCTGTGTTCTCGTTATCAGTAATTGCAATAGTTAGACTTGAACAAGTTTGTGCATTAGGTAACCATACTCTGGCATATGTTCCACTTCCATACGCATAACTATTTGCACCTTGTGGCAAGTAGCTAGAATCCCAAGTACTTTGACCATATGGACACGCCAGTACGTTTCCTGTAGTATAAGTTGCAGTACCACTACCTGTGCCAACACCTGTAGCCGTAAATGTAGTTGCTATGTTATTATTGGCAGCACCAATAGCAGTAAAACTAGTAGTACCAGGACTTGCAATTGTGTAAGCAGTACCTACTACAAAAGAACCTGCAGGAACAGTAACAGTTGCTTTAATTTGCGCAGTTACAGTTAAATTAGTAAAAGGTAGTACTACTCCACGTACTTTTGGTAGAATACTAGAACTAAAAGTAGCAGTAAGTGACGGAGTCGTATTAGTTGATCTCCAAACAAGCGACTTGGTATCTTTTAATAAGTTTCCAACTGGAGTAGTTGTCGCGTTTGCAGTTTGTGAAGCAGTAACAGTAGTAGTTGATAAATCTGCTAAATTTTGATAGATTACTCGTAGGTTATTTGCTGCCATATTTTATCCTTATACTGATATACTTATAGTACCATTTGTAAGATCAATTTTGAAAGTACCAGTACTATTTTGTAAAAGTCCAGCAGTTAGTGTACCACAATCAGCACTAATAGCCTGTAAAGTACCTACTTTTAAGTTACTTAAGTAAGGGTTGCCCCAAGCAATACTTGTTGCTGAGGTAAGATCATTAGGGGTGCCGTTTAATATACCGTCTGATTGGTACATATACTGTCCGGCAGTAAGCGTACTTGTAGCAAGAAAACTCCAGTTGGTTGGGGCTTTGTCCCCTACAGCTGGAGTTGGAGCAGCTGGGGCAGTTCCACTTGTTGTTACAATATAACAAGTGCGGTAAGACTGACCGCGGGGGCCAATTGAACCATCAACTTTATAACCAATTGTGTTAACTGCCACAGCTGTACTATTCCAGTTAACTGTGGTGGTAACTGCTGTAGCTACATCTTTAATAGGTAAACTTAACTGATAAAGTGTATAACCTACTCCAGGTGCTGCAGGAGCATAACTTGTGTATCCTGTTGGGTAAGTATCAACTAATGCCGTACTCCAAGTATATGCACCTGTGGCAACACGTGCAGGAGCACTACCCGTGTTACTCCAAGCATATGCAGTTACTGTGGCGTATTTTGTTGCTTCTGCTACCCCGTATTTACCTACACTAATATAGTCTACAACAACTTGACCACCGATACCACTAACAAAGTCAAAACGTATTTGGCTAATGTTACTAGCCAAATAGTCAGTACTACTAACAGGTAACGTAAGCGTACGCATGTCTAAGTTTATTGTAGTCCAAGTACCTGTAGCAGGTTGTGGTATAGTTTTATAGTAAGCATCTATATTTTCTGGACGAGTTTGGCTGGTATATGCAATTTTACCTACCCAAGTTCCGCTTACTACTTTTATTCGCATACTAATAATATAACTATTAGCAGGTACTAGAGTAAGACTGGTTAGTAACACAGATTGAGTGGTGTCGGTATTTGTAAGGGTAGTGGTAGTATCACCATCGGAAGTAGCTTTATTGCCTAAATAAGTTACGCCAGTTGGTAAAGTAGCACCAGCAAAATCATAATTAGCAATTGGATATAGGTTAACACCATCAGCCCCAATAGTACCATTAGCAACTTTGTTGTAAACAATTTCACGACCAATAGTAGGGGATACAGCCACACCGCTGGCGTCATATACTGTTATAATAAAAGCAACTTTTGCACCGTCTGTTGAAAGTGCGGTAATTCCGTTAAATGTCCAACTAGTTGAAGTATTTGAGGTTGTTCCGGCATTTCGGCCTGCTGCTTGTGTAGTGTCTATTGATACGCTAAAACTATTAGCCGCGGCCGTAGCGCTGTAGTTTAACAAAGTATTTCCGCGAGACACTGTAATAGTAGTATCTGTATTACCAAATGACGCAATATTGCCTGCAGAGTCAGAACTTAATACGGCATTTGTACGCGTTAAACTAGTTACAATAGGTTCTGAAGGCTCTAATGTGTATAATAGTGTAAAATAACCGTATGCTGTATCCAATAGTGGTTCTGTTACTGTACAACGATACTGAATTTGACTAGAAGTGCTAATAGCTGCTAAAAATGCAGTATTAGTAATTGTTTGAGTTGTGCCTGTACCTAATAATAATACCCATGTAGTAGGTGTCGCACTTAGTGCATAGTGCCAAGTGTACGTTGCTGCAGCTGTAAATACACTATTAGGGGCTGCGGTTAGTGTTATACTTGTAGCGGAAGTACTAAGTGCTAGTGTACTTCCGCCATTTTTTGCGGTTTTAAATCCGCCCGAAGTAGAAGTAACAGTTACCGCAGTTGATTTATTGCGGTATGTGGCTGCTTGTAATGCCTTATCGCGATCATTTAAAAGTATTGCCATTAAATTATTACCTCTACGTTGACTGTACCATTAGCCCAGTCTGGTGCTAGTGTAATTACTTGTCCGGATTTACCGCTGTTAAGTCCAAAGCGATTATGCGTTAGTGTTACGCCTTGCCCAAGTTTTAAGCCCATAAGCTTAGCTGTTCCGGTAAATGCGTACACTGTATGTGGTACTTTAAAATAGTTATTCAAAAAAGTTGCAAAATTTGCAGCGTCTGATCCTACAATTAATCTTGTATCTTTTTGAATTGGAGCAGTTGTTAATTTGTACGTTGATTGTACACTAGCATCAACTACTGTATTTGAATACCACTGTTGACCAAACATAATATTAGCAATTCCTGGTATACTGGAAGCTAGTGCTGTTTGTGGTGTATAGTTTTGACAATACCCTACTTTTGTTGCTGCAACTACAGGTGTTCTTTGGGAGATGTGTAAACTATGATGTAGAATATTATCATCCGTAATACTCATTGTAGCATCAGTCGTATTTATACCTAGTTGTAATAGTTGTAACAATCCAGCACGATTAAAAAATAACTGTGCACCAACACTGTTAGCAATATCTTGGCATACTGCAAGCGTATTAGTACGATCTAATACAGGGATACCAATTGCGGAATTGTTAATACCTGTAGGTGCTGTAGCAATACTTGAAAAAGCGTTAAAATTAGTTAAGTCAATATCATTAGCAGTTAGTCTTTGATTTGGTTGACCATATTTTGTAACAATAAGCGCAATAATATTGGCTATATTATTAACATAAGTTTCTTGCGCTACACCGGTAGTTAAATTTACAGAACGTTTTATACCTTGCAATGAGCAAGTAACTGTACCAGCAGGCGGAGAAGTAAGTGTAAATTTACCTGTAGCTAAAGATACGGTAGCCCCTTGTGGCGGTGTACTAGATCCGCTATTATTTTTTAGTGTAGCATTATAAACAGAAGTATCTGTATAAATTGGAACACCGTTATCACGAATTTCAATAAGTAATTCTGTATTAAATGTATTTGACTCAGCTAGTACTGAATTAACGGTACTACCAGTACTGGTTATAGCGGCAGTAGATAAAGAATAGTATGCTGCCCCATTTACATCACCGCCAGTACTTGTTGTAGCTATAGTAAACGTAGTACCTGAATCAACTGTTTTAATATAATAAGTTGTTCCACTTACAATACCGCCAAAACCGCTTGGATAAGCTGTTGTAGAAAATGTAAATACAATTGGTTTATTGGGCAAAAAACCGGCTGTACTATTACAAGTAATTAAATTAGTGGTAACTGTAGTATTAGTTACATAAGTACCAATACTAGTATCATTAAACATATATTCTAGTTTACTGGGGTCTACTAGTACTGGAGATATATTATTTACTTCACCAAAAATTAGTGGGCGAATAGTGTCTTGATTTGTTTGACCCGCAGCCCAAGTTCCGTATGTACCTAATACATTATCTGTTAGCGGATAATTTAATCGTTGTAATTTATCGCGTACTTTAATGTTAATAGTTTCACGACTACTAGAGTCTACATCTGCAACCACACCATCAAACACTTTTTCAAAATTAATGTGTACAACAGCTAAATTATTAGACTCCCAGCGAGGGTCACCTAGATAAACTTTTACTGTGCGATTAACCCAAATATACTTTGTGCTATCAAGCCACGAATCTAATTCACCGTTTAGGTTAGCAACTTCAATATCGCCAAAACTCATTGATAAGTTATTGTCAATACCAAGTGATTCAGTAGTAGATAGTGTACCTGTTAAGTACGGTAAAAATGTTACATCTGCCGTAGTGGTATTATACCCAATGTTAGAAAGATAAAATGTTGTTTCAGTGCTTGTGGTGACATTTCTAGCAGTAATTTCTACTAGTAGACAACGAATACTTGTTTGGTCTTCTAGCCACGCCTGTGTTAACATACTCATATTTTCTCCTAAATCAATTTACCTTATTATACGCTTTTAGGTAGTTAAAGTCAAGCATAATTTTTATTAGGCGTAAAAAAGCCCCGGGGTTACCGGGGCAGTTTTTACGCTACACGAACTTGTGAACGGGTTTTCCAATCTTGTTGGTTTGCCATGTTTTGATTAGCGGTAGCAATCATTTGTGCGTTTTGTACGTTTGATTGTATTGTTGTATCTATAATAGCACCTGTTTGCTTGTTTTGGTCATCACGTAGCTGACATACTTCTTCGCGCAGTGCTTTGATTTCTGCTACCAATTCCTTAGTATTAAATAAATCATTGCTTGCTTGATTTGAGTAAACTCGACTTGGGGTAGCAAAATCTACTAGTTCTGGGCCACGTTCACCTACAACTGACAATCCACGAGCTATACCGCCATTTGCATGATATCCAATATTTGCAGCATTGGAACCTGCGGTTATGGCACCACCTTGTGCAAGAGCTGTAGCTGCTTGTGCATCTAAGTATTGCTTTAGTAGTTTGGCCATTGTATCAGTAGAATCTGCAGTAATTTGTAGGTAACTTAATTGCTGTTCTTGTGCAGTTTTTTGTGTTGATAGTGTACCAATAGTAGAGTCAATAGCGCTTGTTACTGATCCAAGATCAGAGGAATATTGTGCACCGCTAGCATTTACTTCACGTGATGCACCTAATAGTGCATCTCCGGTTGACTGTATTTTAGCTAGTGCTGCATCACGATTTGCAATGTCCGTAGCAGAACTATCTGCAGTTATTACCGCTTGTGCAGCAGCTGCGGTTTGCATAAAGATCGACTTAGCCTGAGCGTATTTTTCAGCAGGAGTTAGTGTGGATGCGGCGCCTGCAGTTAATGCAGTTTTATAGTCTGTTAGTGTTTTTATGGAAGTTGCTAAAGCACTATTACTTGAGTTATATGCTGCTTTAAGCTTATCACGTAGCGCTGTTTCATCTGTTAGTGCATTAATATACTTTTGACGAGGACGCAAGCTTTCTTCTAGTGCATCCAGTTCTTTAGCACGAGAAATTTCTAGTGCTTTAGTTGGTTGTCCTAGTAGCGTATAAATTGCAGCTTCTTGGTCATTAATACTATTAGCATAAGCTTTAGCAGCTGCTGTTGCATCTGTAAAGGCTGGAACTAATTTAACCAAATCTGCATATAACTGTGAAGTTTCAGGTGTTATAGCAATTAAATCTTTTAGTTGTTTATCAGTATTAACGCCTGTTATGCCTAATTCTTTTAAACGGTTTTGTACATTTTGTGTACCAACAGCAGCTTTTTCACTATTGCTAAACAGTGCATTATAATATGCTGAAATAGCTGTGGCAAATTCATCTGCAGTACCGCCAAAATTTTTAATTACAAGCTGTTGTTTTGCTACTAATTCTTCAGAACCAACTGCAGTTTTACCTAATGACTTTCCAACCATGTTTAAACCAAAAGTAACAGTTTCGCTATCTTTGATTAGTCTAGCAGCTACTTGATACGATTCTTCGCCAACTTTAGTGTAAGTGGACAAGAAAGGGTAAATCTTTAAGGCTTCTTGATTTAATTTTACAGAAATTTCGGCTGTTAATTTTTGTGCAAATTCAGTAGCTGTTAAATTTTGGTTAGAAACTGTAAAATCTATAACCTCACTGTTAATAATAGCTTGAATTTGTTTGCTATTTTTTCCAAATTTATCTGCTGTATCAAGTATAGCCTCATTGAAATTCTGAAAAATTCCTTGTATTGCTTTCTTTACACTAGTAGGTAATTCACTAGGAATTTGAGAATACGTAGTATCTGATCCACGGAATTCCCACCACGGATGTTCAGTAGTAGTAGCTACATTAGTATAACCTTGTGCTGCATTTGAACCACTAGCAAAACCAGCTGCAGTACCTCTAGCCATGATACCAGAACCAGTTACTGCAGTACTCTGACCGCCCATACCAAAACCAATAGCACCTAGTAGATGATCAATACCGGCAATACCAGTTAGTGAGTTTTGACTACTACCAGTATAGGCACCAAAAGGATTATTACCACCAATAAATCCACTTGCACCAAGTGCTTTAGCAGTATTGTAAGTATTTTCTTGAATACCCTTTAAGTGAGTAATCATGCTACTACTGCTAGAACCCATATTATCAAAGAATACTTTGCCTAATAAGTCAAGTGAGTCGGTAATTGATTTTGCCTCAGCTTTAGGGTCTCCTAAGACACCACCTTCACGTACGCCAATGGTTTGACCGTCTGCACCTACTTGTTGACCTGTACCGGCTAGTGTACCTTGATCGATTGGTGGTGGGGATGCTACACTTTGACCAGTTAAACTAGATACAAATTGTGCCATTGCAATCATACGTGGAATGGCAGTATAAGGATCTCCTGCACCCTGAACAAGGACGTCTTGGATACCTTGTAAGAAAGTACCATCTTCGACAGTTTTCATCCATTTTTGTGCATTTGCCATAGCATCTTGGATACCTTGTTTGCTTAATCCAGCTTCTTTTGCAGCTAATGCTAGGCGTTCTAGACTAGCACCTTTTTCAATTGCACTAATTGCTTTGTAAGCAACTGTTTCTTCTTTGAATAGTTTCTTTTGAGCACTGGCTAGTGTTGCAATATCAGATAGTCTGTCTTTGGCGTTTTTCTTTTTTAGTGCATCTAGTTCGTCTGGCTTAGCATTTGCTTCCTGTGCTAGTCTATCTGCGCTGCTTTTAGCAAACGCATCCATTGCAGCTGCAGCTTCACCAATTTTTTGACCTATATCACCAAACGCAGTAGCTAGTGCTTGTGTGTTTGCATTAATATCTGCTAAATGTTGTTTTTGCTTGATAAGCTCATCATTGTACATTTTTGCTTGATCAATGCCGTCTTGTTGTGCTTTTTTTCTTTTATCAAAAGCAGCTTGCTGTTCTTTAGCTAAATCAAGAGCAGTTTGTGCGTCTTTTTGTTTTGACGTTAAACTTTCCTGTAATTGTGGATTATTAAGATTAGCACCTGATTCAGTTCTGTTTTTTGCATCATCTAGAGCTTTTTGTTTTTGTAAAACATCATCTTTAATCTTTTTTTCTTCTTCGGCAGATTTTTGCTGTAATGCCTGCGATTCATAAGCTGCTTTTTGTGCGTTAGCTGAACGTTCATCAATTAAACCAAGCTGTTGCTTAAACCCAAGTTCTGCTTGAAGATTACTTAAACGAGCATCTTCTACAGAATTTCTTAGTCTTAATGTTTCAAGTTCTTTTGCAGACTCTTTAGCCATTTCTGTTTGAGTAGCTAAACTTGACTTTTCCGAAGCTAATATTGCGTCAATTATACCTTTATTAGCAGCATTATCTTTTATTGACTCTGATCTATTTTTTGCACGCTTGTTTATTACTTCTTGTTCAGTTAAACTAGCACCAATTAAAGAATCTTTTCTATTTTTTTCTATTTCTGCTAACTGTGCAGCTGTGTCATTTGCACGAAGCTTATTTTGTATTTCTAGTTTAGCATTTGCTACACTAGCAGACTCATAACCAGCAATTTGAGTTGCTAAGTTTAAGTAGTCCATTTGAGTATTTAAACGTTTACTGTCAAGGTCTAAACGTTCTTTTTCACGTCTTAGTGCTTCGTCTCTTAATTGAGCTTCATGTGTTAAACTTGCTTCTACACGTTGACCACGTACACCAGCAAGTTGAGCATCTGCTTGTTTTCTTGCTATTTCTGGCTCTTTATTTCTTGCACGTGCTGCAGCTATTACTTCTGGACTAAAAGATTCACGGTTTAGTACTTCATTCATACCGCCTGTTTTTAATGCATTAGATACAAAAAATGTTTGCATTCTTTGTGATGCTGCTTTATACATAGCTTCCCCAGCATCTTTTACTTTAGCATCTTTGCTATCTCTCATTCGATCAGCAATATCAAGTTGCATTGTTGTATTTAATTCATCTAATCTTTGTGAATTTTCTATAGATGCTAGTTGTACTTTATAGTTAGCTTCAATTAAGGTTTCTTGAATTTTTAGCTCAGAAATTTTTACAGCATAGGTTCGATCAGCGGTATCAGCACCACCACTAGCTGAAATACCTATTTCTGTTCTTGCTATGCCTAAAGCAGCTTGCTCTTTTGCTTTCTTTAAACCAATTTCAATTTTCTCAAATCCGGCTTCTGCAATTTTAGTAACTAAACCAATCTGACTTAGTGA